ATCACGCTAAGTCATTGAAATCATTGACTTTTTTAGGAGAATTTGATGGGTATAAAAGTATTCGATCTACCGCCAGGCGGTTTAACTGATGGTGCTGTAGCCAAAGAAGTTAATATGGATGGAAGTCCAAAAGAAAACACAGAGGAATCTCATATTACTCGCAAGGAATTTATAAATGCTCAAAATAGGCGGGATGGCGTGAAATCTGATATTACAGTTACAGAATCCGAAGACAGATTTGCTACCCCTACTCCTGACGAACCAGCAGGAAGTAATGCTGGCGGCCTCGCTATTAGTATGCGTTCTAAGGTAGCAGTTCATCTATTACGAGCTGAATTTCCCATAGATGTTATCGATGAATTTAATCAACACATCGATGATGTTATTATTCCTGATGCAGAAACCGCAGCTGGTGGCTTAGTTGGACAGATAAATCGTGATGAACGATCTGCTCAGCTAACTGTGCCTCATGAAGGCGATCAAGTGGGGGAACAGATTAGTTCTATTCTTTTGCGTTTGAGCAAAGAGTATATGAAACACGCTATAGGCGATATTGAATGTGAAACCGACATGCAAACTATGTGGACTATTCATAGTTACGAAGGGGATTATAATCCTGTACATGATCACGGTACACGTACTTCAATGGGCTTGTCCTGTATCCTTTATCTAAAGGTTCCGCCACAGATTGAAGAACTTGGAAACCCATCTGAAGACTTTGAGGGCCTCAACCATGCCAGTGGCGCTGTTGATGGTTTCACTTATTTGTGTTGGGGCGTAAATGGTATGCGAGACATTAATATGCTTCGCCCCATCACAGAGGAATATGTCAAACCAGAAGTTGGTACTCTTATTATGTTTCCATCTTGGTTACGTCATGGTGTAATGCCATTTTTTGGTGAAGGTGAACGTAGGACGTTCTCTGCTAACATCAACGTAACACCAGAACGAAAGGTTACAGGTGATCACTATAGGAAGGATCGAACTTGAAAATTGAATACAAGTATAATGAGGATGCAGCTTTAACTGAATTGCATGAATATATTGACTCCACATATGATGAACACTACAGCAAGAACAAGTATCAAGCGACAGAGTTCATTATAGATGGTGGTCATGGTGAAGGGTTTTGTATCGGGAACATATTAAAGTATGCTCAACGGTACGGAAAAAAGAGTGATAAGAACAGAAGCGACTTGCTAAAGTTAATCCATTATGGTATTATCGCTCTACACGTTAACGAACTTGAAGGTGAAAAATGAAACTTAGTAATGAAACTCAAGATGTTTTGAAGAATTTCTCAACGATTAATCAAAACCTCGTAATTAAGGCTGGTAGTAATATTTCTACCATGTCTGCTATGAAAAACATCGTAGCAAAAGCAACAGTAATCGAAGATTTCCCAAAAGACTTTGCGATATATGATCTAAATGAATTTCTCGCTGCTGTATCTCTCTTTGAGATTCCAGTGTTAGATTTCCATAATGATTTTGTTGTAATAACAGAACAAAACTCTAAAGGTAAAGCTTTACAGTATTGGTATTCTGATCCCTCAGTTGTAACGACTCCGACAAAGGACATTACAATGCCGTCTACAGAAGTTACCTATACCTTTACGAATAATACTCTTGCAGAAGTGACAAAAGCTGCAGCTGTTATTGGTGCTCCAGATATGGTTCTGGAAGGTATGGATAAAGGTAGTGCGATTATCAAAGTTACTGATAAGAAAAATGCTACCGCAAATGATTATAAGGTTCATGTTCAAATTGAAGATCAGACAGAAAATGTCCCTTATAAATTTTGGTTCAAGGTAGAGAACTTGAAGATTATTCCAGGCTCATACAGTGTTAACGTATCGAGCAAAAACATTAGTCACTTTAAGAATAATAAGATAGATGTAGAGTATTTTATTGCTCTAGAACCTGAGTCTTCTTATAACTAATGTTAGGATTATATTATGGAAGCTTTTTTGTGGGTCGAACAGTACCGGCCTAAAGACGTAGAGTCATGCATATTACCTAAAGAATTAAAAGAAACTTTTGTCGAGTTTGTTAAACAAGGCGAAATTCCCAATTTAATTTTATCTGGTAGCTCTGGTGTAGGTAAAACTACCATTGCAAAAGCAATGTTAGATCAGTTGGAGTCTACTTATATGATGATCAACGGTTCTGAGGAATCTGGGATTGATGTTCTCAGAACCAAGATTAAGAATTTTGCGTCTACGGTGTCTTTGCATGGTGGCCGTAAATACCTTATTATGGATGAGGCAGATTATCTAAATCCACAATCAACTCAACCAGCCATGCGTGGATTTATGGAAGAGTTTCATAAAAATTGCGGTTTCATATTTACCTGTAATTACAAAAATCGCATTATACCAGCATTACAATCTCGCTGTAGTGTAATTAATTTTGATATACCAACAAACGAAAAACAAAAATTAGCATCTGATTTCTTTGCTCGGACTATTACGATTTTGGAGCAAAATCAAGTAAAATACGACAAGCGTGTAGTGGCTGAAGTTATTAACAAATTCTTCCCAGACTGGCGTAGAGTTCTAAACGAACTTCAAAGGTATTCTGTTTCTGGGAATATTGATGCTGGTATATTGGTTAATATAACAGAGATAAATATAAAAGAGTTAATGGCTGCTATGAAAGAGAAGGAGTTTACTAATGTACGTAGATGGGTTGTTGATAACCTTGATAACGATCCTGTACGCATTTTTCGTACCCTTTATAATAGTCTTTATGATCATTTGGATGGTACTAGTATTCCCCATGCTGTTGTTATATTGGGCGAGTATCAATATAAAGCAGCTTTTGTTGCAGATCAGGAAATAAATATGTTGGCGTGTTTGACCGAAATCATGGCAAGAGGCAAGTTTAAGTGATCGAAGTACATGATAATTTACTAGAACCTCATATAGCTGAACTTATCAGTGATTATATGAAAGACCTTCAATGGAAATTCTATTATCATTCGGACAAAGAAATTCCTAGCTATCATTGGCATATATTTTGCGGTCATAATGAATCTGAAGCTAAAATGAATGGTTTCGAAATGTTTCTTCCTATTTGGCAGGCTGCACAGTATAAATTAAAATTAGAAGAAAATTATGATGTGTCTCAATGGAAGCGTCTTTATGCTAATGCTCATACTTTTGGTGTAGAACCTAATATTCATAAAGACGATGGCGATTTCACCATGATCTATTATCCAGATATGGATTGGAAAATAGGATGGGGCGGTGGAACTTTTGTATATAAAGAGGATGGCGTAACAGTAGATAGAGTAGCAGAATATAGAGGTAATAGGGTTCTTCTGTTTACCGCAAAACTACCACACCAAGCTCAAACTGTAGCAAGATTGTGCCCAAAATTGAGAACATGTATAGTGTTTAAATTATTCACGACAGAAGCAAATGAGGACAGACTTGACTTCTACAAAGATTAAGTATCTGATAGCTCACGGTGCTAATACAGCTGACCATAGTGGTAGAACTTTGTTAGACCATCTAAAAGGAACGAGTCAAGTTTTAAAAGAGATGGGAGCTCCAGAGTATCTTCAAGATGCTGGTTTATTTCATTCGGTTTATGGTACAGTTGCATATATGCCTTTAGTGGGAATAATATCAAATCGGGATGAAGTTAAAGAGTTGATAGGAGAACAAGCTGAAGAAATTGCTTATTGGTTTTGTGTTTTGGATTCTCCTAGATTAGAACAGATACATAAGTTTGAAGGACAATTAAAAAAAGATTTGCTCTTGTTAAATTCTGCTAATGATATGGAGCAGAAAGGTGAATGGGGCGAAATGATGACGTTAGAAGAAGCTTATGATTGATGTATATGATAATGTTCTAGACCTTCATGAATTTAAGAGTTTGAATGAAAGTTTACAAACTGTGCCATGGCATTGGTCATCTTATTCTAATAAAAACTTTCCTACAAAACATTGGGTAGCTCGTTGTGGTTCTTCTGATGAAGAGCTTACACGGAAAGGGTATGGATGGATATTGCCTGTATGGTATCGTGTATTCGAAGACAATAACTTTAAAGAAAAATACGGAATTTCTCACTATTCCAGAATATACATGAATGGACATACCTTTGGTATGCAACCTCATTGGCATAAGGATGATGGTGACTTTACCATGATATATTATCCTAACATAAATTGGAAACTGGAGTGGTGCGGTGGCACTTTTATCTATGATGAAGAAGAAGATTTAACAAGACCGCCAGAAGAAGGAAGTTGGCATGGCCATCTGCCTAAGGCGGTAGATCGATATATAGAATATATACCCAATAGGTTAGTAGCTTTTAGCGCTCATAAGTGGCATCAAGCTGATGCTGTTAATAGAGAGTGTTACGATTTGCGATCTATTATAGTTTTTAAATGTTTAAGTGAAAGTGGCGGTGTGCCTGAAAGGTTGGATTTTTATAATGATTGATATTCATGATAATATATTAGATGAAGTAGATGCTGCCAATTTACATAGCGCTGTTCAAGAGATTTCTTGGAAATATTTTGCTGGATCATCTGGCCCGTTAAGTGGAAATGCTGAAGAGGCAGAACCAGTTGAACCTATTTGGCACATTTCTCCAGGCCATGAGTGGATGAATTTTTGGAAAAAGCTCTACCTAAAACTTGGGCATAAGTATGGGGATTTGGAGCTTTATAGATTGTATCTTAATGCTCACACCAGAGGAATGTTCCCACACTACCATACGGATGATGGAGATTTAACCCTATTGTATTATCCTAATATGAGCTGGAAATCCAGTTTCGAAGGGGGAACCATTATATACAAAGAAGCAACTAAAATACCAGATCAGCTTGTGGAATATAAGGGAAATAGATTAGTAATTTTTGATTCATATTTGCCACATCAAGCTCAACATGTTACAGAAAAGTGTCTTGACTTGAGAACGGTTATAGTTGTAAAATGTTATATTGAAGGAAGTAATCGTGAAAGGTTGGATTTTTATAATGTATGAGTTAAAGGTTAAACATGGAACATATAAAGCAGATAATTGGTATGCATTGTGGTGGGCAGTTTTTTGTCATAGATTGCATCATTGGAAATGTGGTGAAGGATTTAAAGATTAATGTATGAGCTGAAAGAATACTTAAAAGCTTTGAATCAAACAAAGGAACCTTTACTTGATTCCGAAGATGAAATGTGGGAAAAGAAGTATATGCCGTATATTGTTAATAAATGCTTAATGCCTTTCCCCGATACTATCCAGTTGGTTAACGAAATCAACCAGCTTCACCACCTTGATAAGAAGCTCCAATTCGACTTTTTACTAAATAGTCTTAGGCCAAGAAAGAGATATACACCTTGGATGAAGGCGAAGAAGTTAGACAATTTAGAGCATGTTAAAGAGTACTATGGATATAATAATGAAAAGGCTAAAGCCGCTCTTGACATCCTTGATGATGATCAAATTTCTGCCATAAAAAACAACTTGAATAAAGGTGGAAGAAATGGAAGAGATAAGATGGACACAGGAGCAGATGTTAGAAATTACTCTGAAAGAACCAGATGATTTTCTAAAGGTACGAGAGACATTATCTCGTATTGGTGTTGCTTCCAGAAAAGAGAGAAAACTATATCAGTCCTGTCATATACTACATAAGCAGGGACGATATTTTATTGTGCATTTTAAAGAGCTGTTTGCTTTGGATGGCAAGCAGACCAATTTATCAGAAAATGATATTGCAAGAAAAAATACGATTGCTAACTTGCTAAAGGATTGGGGGTTAGTAGAAATTATAGGAGATGCATCACCAGTAGCACCTCTTAGTCAGATAAAAGTTTTATCTTATAAAGAAAAGGATGATTGGATTCTGGAAACCAAATACAATATTGGGAAGAAGAAGGAGGCCTAAATGGTTGAAAAATTTAGGTCTTTCATAACCGAAGAAAAACAGGAAAAGTATAAGGTTGTCGTTTTAACACGCAAACCCGAAGACTGGCCTAATCATAAATCTCTTTTGACTTCTGCTAAGTTTGAAGATGCATCTAAATCTTTGGGCCTAGATTTCTATATGTGTTTCATCAATGGAGCATACCTTAGTTTCGACAATGAGGTAAGACGTATTCACAATTCTGATGATGATAAGGGATATGAAATAAGCCCTAAAGATACTATTATTGTAGTACGTGGTGGTGTTAACGCTAGAGATCAGTGGAAAGATTTGGTTTCATCATTAGAACGGTCTGGTTATACATGTATAAACTCTAGGGAATGTATGGAAGTCTGTTCGGACAAATACAGGACTTCTCTACGACTAGCTGAAGTTGGACTAACTACACCAACTACAGTATTGATCCCAGAGGAAAAGGGAGCGCTTGATGCGTTTGAAAAACTGGATACAGACTATCCTATAATCTTGAAAACAATTCAAGGAACAAAAGGTATTGGTGTCCTGTACATAGAATCTGAAAAAGCTTTAGAAAGTATGACACAGCTGTTGTTTAAGGTAGATGAAGAGATTTCTCTTATCCTACAAAATTTCTTAGAGTCTGATGGCGATGTTCGTGTTATGGTTTTGAATAATCAAATTATTGGTTCTATGAAAAGAGAAAAGGTTAAGGGAGACTTTAGATCAAATGTACATCTAGGGGCAAAAGTTAAAGAATTTGAACTTACAGATAAAGAAAAACAAGATTGTATAAGAGCTGCAAAAGCAGTAAATGGTACATGGGTAGGAGTAGACTTTATTCCTCATGAAAACAGAGAAAAAGATGGCCCATATATCCTAGAAGTTAATAGTTCGCCTGGCACAGAAGGCTTTGATAAAGCTACAGGGAGCGATGTTGTTAAAGATATTTTAGAGAATTTGTATAATCGAGATAATTGGTGGACTACACCTACCATATCTGGCGTTTGGGAAACTTTTGAACATCCAAAGATAGGCAAACTTGTAGGTAAAATGGATACTGGTAACAGCTCTAAATCTTCTGTTATACATTCTGACAAATACGAAATTAAAGGTAAAAAAGTAGTATGGGAGATCAATGGTACGAAAATTGTTTCAGATATACAGAAAATTAAGGATATTAAATTAGGGGGGTTCCGAAATAGGGAAGAATCTCGCCCTTCTATATTAATGGATTTCATGTTCAACGGTACTTTATACAAGAATATGGAATTTACTATAGATGATAGGGGGGAAAAAACGCCTTTATTGATAAATCGTAAGTTTATGAAAGCTGCTAATCTAATGGTAGACCCTTCTCGTAAATTTATTTTGACAGAGAGACTTGACAATTTATACGAAGAATGATATAGCTATACTATGAATTTTTATACCAATGTTTTACAATGGGGCAATCAGCTCCTTGTACGTGAAGTAAAAAACGGTCAACGCATAAACCATAGGGTGTCATATAAACCTACGTTGTTTTCTCCAGTTAGAGAGCAAACAGGATATAAAACCTTAGCTGGTACTCCTTGCATGCCTACCAAGTTTGATTCTATTAAAGAAGCAAAAAGTTTTGTTGAATCCTATAAAAGCCAACCAGAACTGGTTTTGGGAAATACACAATATTCTTACACATATATTTCTGATAATTACAAAAATGACATAGAGTGGGATTTAGATAAGATTCTGATTGTTACTTTAGACATTGAGACTCAGTGTGAAAATGGATTTCCGAATCCACAGCTTGCTGAAGAGGAGATGCTGGCTATAACAATCAAGAATCACCAGAACAAGAAACTTGTTGTATGGGGGCTTCACGAATACGAGAATAAACGTGATGATGTTACTTACATTTTATGTAAGGATGAAGAAGATTTGTTGAGTAAGTTTTTGGATTTTTGGGAACAACATAAACCAGATGTTATTACTGGATGGAATACAGAGTTTTTTGATATTCCTTATATTTGTAATCGTGTCAAAAAATTATTTGGTGAAAATGAAATCAAACGTCTATCGCCTTGGGGTGGGGTTCAGGCTAGAGAAATCTATAAGATGGGCCGCAATCACCAAACCTATAATATACAGGGTGTTGCAGCTTTAGATTATTTTGATTTGTATCAGAAGTTTACCTATACAGCACAAGAATCCTATCGACTAGATCACATAGCATGGGTGGAATTGGGTGAAAAAAAGGATGGAAATCCATTCGACACATTTCGTGAATGGTACACAAAAGACTACCAATCATTTATCGATTATAACATTACAGATGTGGAGTTGGTTGATAAATTAGAAGATAAAATGAAACTGATTGAGCTGTGCTTAACTATGGCATATGATGCGAAGGTTAACTTTACGGATGTACTAGGTTCAGTTCGGTATTGGGATATTTTGATTTATAATCATTTACGAGAAAAGAAGATTGTTATTCCACAAAAGTCTAGTAATGTAAAAGGGGAGCAGTATGAAGGTGCCTATGTTAAAGAACCACAAGTTGGTGTACATAATTGGGTTATGTCGTTTGACTTGAATTCTCTGTATCCACATTTAATTATGCAATATAATATTTCGCCAGAAACTTTGCTTCCCAGCAAATCAGTTGGCGGTTTAGTAGACAAAATACTTAACGGAGAAGTTAGTAATACAACAAACCATTGTATGACTCCTAATGGAGCATTTTTCCGTAAGTCCAAGAAGGGGTTCTTGCCAGAAATTATGGAGAAGATGTATGGTGACAGAGTCAAATATAAAAAACTTATGTTACAGGCTCAACAGCAATATGAGGATACGAAGGACAAGTCTTTACTCAAGGACATATCAAGATACAACAATATCCAGATGGCGAAGAAAATATCTCTTAACTCGGCGTATGGTGCTATTGGGAATAATTGGTTTCGCTATTTCGATTTGTTGGTTGCTACAGCAATTACAACGTCTGGTCAGTTATCTATACGATGGATTGAAAAAGCTCTTAACATATATCTTAACAAGGTTCTCGATACAACAGAAATTGACTACGTTATTGCTAGTGATACAGATTCGGTATACATCACTTTTGACAGACTTG